GTATGATATGTTACCTCCAATCATCCAGCAGAACATAACTGCTATGTTGGATCCAGCTACACCATCACAAGTCAAGTTTAACCATATGCAGACTTTGGTTAAAATTAAAGAAGCATGCGAAATATCAATTGCAGCTTATAACAAGAAGTACAACAAGTGAAGTTGGCCTTAGTAACTGATCAGCACTTTGGTGCTCGTGGTGATAATCTAGCATTTGCTGATTATTTTGCTAAATTCTATACTAACTGCTTCTTTCCTTACTTGAAAGAGCATAACATTGATACTATTGTAGATCTTGGTGATACATTTGATCGCCGCAAATATATCAACTTCAATACTCTTGCTCTATGTAGAACTTATTGGTTTGATCAGATTGAAAAGAACAAACTTAATCTTCATGTTATTGTGGGTAATCATGACACCTTTTTTAAAAATGTAAATGACGTAAACTCACCGGATCTTTTATTAAAAGACTATAAATCAATCAGCGTTTATAGTTCACCACAGAATGTAAGGTTTGATACCACCGAAATTGCTTTTATTCCTTGGATCTGTTCTGGTAATTATGAAGAATCTATGAAGTTTCTTGAAGACACAAAGTCACAAATTGTGATGGGTCATCTTGAATTGGCAGGCTTTGAGATGTATCGTGGTTCCGTAAATGATCACGGATTTAGCACTAAGCCATTCGAGAAGTTTGATACCGTTATGTCAGGTCATTTTCATCACAAGTCATCTCGTGGTAACATTCACTATCTTGGTGCACCATACGAAATGACTTGGTCTGACTGGAATGATCCACGAGGTTTTCATGTGTTTGATACAGACACAAGAGAGTTGACATTTATTGAGAATCCGTATAAGATGTTTCATAAGATCCACTATGATGATTCACTTGGGGATATGGATAATGTACTCGACATTGACACTGAAGCATTCCGTGGAACATATGTCAAAGTAGTAATCCATAATAAGTTGAATCCTTACTGGTTTGATATGTACATCAATAAAATTGAAAAGGCTGGTGTGCTTGATCTTCAGATAGTAGAGGATAGCCTTAATCTGAACCTTGAGGATGATTCTGATATTATTGATGAGGCGGAAGACACATTAACTATTCTACGTAAGTTTAGTAGTAATATTGAGACTAAAGTAGACAAGAATAAACTAGATGCTTTCTTGTCAGATCTATACGCAGAGGCACTAACTGTAGAGTGATAATGGAGATGACAAATGACTCTTACTGAATGGCTTGAAGAGATTGAGGGATATGGTCTTCGTGTTGAACGATTTATTGATGACTGTGATCATCACAAAGAAGGATCAACCGGTTCCAACGAACGAATGATCCAGTGGCTCAGAGCCGCCTATGAAGTTGGTTACGCTCATAGAAATCAGCAATTGATGGATGATCTAAAATGATCTTATTTAAAAAGCTGCGATGGATGAATTTGTTATCCACGGGCAATCAATTTACAGAAATCATTCTCAACAGATCAAAATCCACTTTGATTGTTGGTGAAAATGGTGCTGGTAAGTCTACATTAATTGAAGCGCTTTCATTTGTTCTGTATGGTAAACCATATCGGAATATTAACAAGCCACAACTAATTAACAGCATCACAGGTAAAGGAATGCTGGTAGAGGTTGAGTTCTCTATCGGCAAAAAAGAGTATTTGGTTCGTAGAGGCATCAAGCCTAATGTCTTTGAAGTGTATCTAAATGATACTATGATCAATCAGAATTCCGACATTCGCGAGTATCAAGAAATGCTCGAGAAAACAATTCTGAAAATGAATCACAAGTCATTTACTCAGATTGTAGTTCTTGGCTCAGCTAATTATGTTCCATTTATGCAACTATCAGCAGGTGAACGTAGAACTGTTATTGAAGATCTACTTGATATTCAGATCTTTTCTGTTATGAATACATTACTTCGTGACAAGATTAATCTCAATAAGAATGCAATTCGAGACTCCGAATATAAGATTGAGTTAATTGAACAGAAGATCGAGATGCAAAACAAGCATATTTTGTCACTTCGAACAAATAACGATTCGCTTATTCAGACTAAGCAAGATCTACTTAGTGAGCTCGAAGAAAAGATTAATCAAACCGAGATTAAAACAAGTAATATTGTATCCAAAATAGAAGAACTTAATTCAGATATTGCGGATCAAGATAAAATAGTCAAGAAAAAGTCAAAGTTAATTGAACTTGAGTCTCAACTTGAATCAAAGATCAAGAACCTCAAACGTGAAATTAAGTTTTTTCACGATCACGATAATTGCCCTACATGTAAGCAGGGTATTGATCATGACTTCAAGAGTAAAACTATTGAAACTAGAGATGGTAAGACCAAAGAGATTAATGAAGCACTTGCTACCCTTGAACAAGAGATTCTGAGTGTCAATGCTCGTATTGAAGAGATTACCAAGATCAATGCTCAGATCACATTTCTTAATTCTACTATTTCAAATAATAATGCAGATATTCGTTCTTGGAACAATAGTATCAAAACTCTTACTAAAGAAATTGAGTCTATTAGAACCAATACAGATCAAATTGACACATCAGTAAATGAGATTGAAGAACATAAACAGGACTTGGCTAAAAGCGTTAAAGACAAGTATAAGTTGATTGATGAACGAGAGATTCTTGAAGTGTCATCAAGCTTGTTAAAAGACACGGGTATTAAAACCAGAATTATCCGCCAGTATGTTCCTATCATAAATAAGCTTGTCAACAAATACCTGGCTGCTCTAGACTTCTTTGTCAACTTTGAACTTGATGAAAAGTTTTCAGAGATTATCAAGTCTAGATTCCGTGATGAGTTCTCATATGCATCATTTTCTGAAGGCGAAAAAATGAGAATCGACCTGGCTCTCATGTTCACATGGAGAGCAGTAGCCAAACTTCGTAACTCTGCAAGTACAAATCTGCTTATCATGGATGAAGTATTTGATTCATCACTTGATGTGAGTGGTACCGAAGAGTTCTTCAAGATCCTAGACGGTCTTACCTCAGACTCGAATGTCTTTATTATCAGTCACAAGGGTGATAGTCTATTCGACAAGTTCCATTCTATCATCAAGTTTGAGAAACACTCTAACTTTAGTAGGATTGCATCATGACCAATCTTGATTATCTTAAAATAAATGCAATAAGTACTCGTGAATGGGAAGATGGTAAATTTACTATGTATTGCTTAACCGAAGGTGTTGCTATTTGTAATAATAAAACTAACAGCTATCTGTGGTATACAAATCCACGACCAGGAAGATAACAGCATGACTGATGTAGATCTCATTCTAAAATATCAGAAGCAGATTGAGCGAATGTGTAAAATCAAACTTAAGTATCTCCGACTAGATGGAGATTGGTATGTCATTTGCTGAGGAATATAAAAGACTATATAATGATACTATGAAACAAATATTCGAACATAGAGATCATGTTTATGAATGTCTACTCATCAAGCAACAGTTTGAAGAACAAAAACAATATTTAATTAAAAAGTATAATAAGCAAGGTGAATCATTATGAGTAATTGGGTTAATGATATTGAAGACATGCACGCTAAGTTTGGAGTGCATGAGTGGGTCAAACGGAAAATTGAAGAGAAAGACTTTGATTCTCTTCGTAAGTTCCTTGAGTTTAGAATCGCGTTTCTAGATGAGGAATTAAATGAAACCAAAAAGGCTGTAATTGATCAAGATGCCGAAGAGATTGTAGATGGTCTGATTGATCTTTGCGTAGTTGCTATTGGCACTCTTGATGCATTTGGTATTAATGCAGAACGTGCATGGAACGCTGTTCATAGCGCTAATATGGCAAAGATTCCTGGTGTAAAGCCATCAAGGCCAAACCCACTTGGTCTTCCAGACTTAATTAAGCCTGAAGGCTGGACTGCACCAAGTCATGCTCATAACCATGCTTATCTGGAAACACTATTTAATGGCTAATTGGCATTTTATTCTCGATTACGAGACCATGGGGCAAGACCCTACAACATGTGCGGCAATTGATTGTTCGTATGTATGCTTTGATTGGGATCGATTTAAGAACGATCCATATACATTTGATGAACTACTCGGCATGGCTCAACGAGCAAAGTTCGATGTTCAGGATCAAGTGAAGCGTCATGGCTTTAATATTGATCCATCAACTGTCGAATGGTGGAGCCAACAGGATAAGGAAGTTCGTCAACTAATCCGCCCATCACAAGACGATATTTCAATCGAAGTGTTTTTATCAAACCTTCAAGTGTATCTAGAACAGCATCCATATTTGAAATACTGGTGGAGCCGTTCGAACACATTTGACCCAATCATTTTTTGGCATATGACGGCTAAAGCAAATGTTAAACCAGTTTTTGCTAAGTTGCTTCCACATTGGAAGATTCGCGATACTCGTTCATTCATTGATGCCAAGACTAATTTCTCACTTAAGAGTAATGGGTTTACTCCTATGAAGAATGAACAACGTTGGAATGAAGTGTTTAAGCAGCATTCTAGCCGACACGATATTGTTGCTGATATTTTACGTCTACAGACATTAATCCGTCTGGAAAAAGATTTAGAAATCCCAGAATAAAACGTTTACATTATATCCAAACTGTTATATAGTCAATCTATAAACAATGGAGATCATCATGGAAACTTTGAACACTGATCAGATTAACGACCTTGCTAACCAGCTTCTGAATCTCGCTCAGTCCAATGCCACAAACATGGTAAATAGTTCCATTTTCAAGATTAAGCCAGCGAAAAAGAATCGGCTGCTTTTCGATATCCAGCGCGCCAGGACTTCAAGTGAAGTCTGTCGGATCATGTACTACACGTACTTGGCCGGCACTGGGCTTGGAGTGACTGACTCTGGTTGGCAGTCACATTACCGCGGAGTCTAATGACTCCAATATCAAACGCTCATTTGCGAGCAATACTATAAGGACAAATTTGCATGTCATTACAAACACTTAAGAACTCACTACTAAATAAGTCAATTATCATTAATTCTACCGACCCAGATCTGATGGCTCGGGCGAATGAAACTGCCGAGACATTAATTAATAGATCTTATCGAGATAAACGAACAGATGATCAGATTAGAATTCATTCCCTCGAAGGAACTATTCGCGAATTTGCAATTGCCCAGCTAACAGGAGGAGAAATTAATTCTCAGACTCCGGATTTTGTCACGTTCGATAGAAACACATTTGGATGGGACATCTTGGCTCATGATTTGTATCTTGAAATTAAACCGCAAAGTGGCTCGAATTTTAATATCTCTGAACGTACTAAGAAAACATTGATTAATAATGCTGATTATTACCATGTGATAGTGACCGTAGATATCAAACAGATTGATAAAGTGCGTTATAAAGTAACTCCGATGTGTATTATCACATCTGATAATTTTGTTAAGCACCATAAGGCTTCACAGTATTTGGACAAATTTGAAAATAAAACATACTACTATAGTTCAACTTCACCTTGCATTAAACTTAATGAAGTTGAACTTGAAACAATTGAACCCACTCAATCAAAAAATTCTGAAACAGATGAATATTATATTGTAAACCTTCCTGTTCTTGATTCGTACGAGTCAGAAACTATTACTACAATTTTTTCGCGTCATTATCCACATTTAACTAAAGATTGGGTAAAAAGTAATAAGCGACTTAAGATTGTAGAGGGCGATAAGACTATTGCAACAATTGAGTCATACAATACGATTGCACAATATGCCAATGGTCGTTTTAAAAATACTATAATTCGTGATGGCAAACTTTGGTTTCCTTCATATATTCTATCACTAAATAATCTTTTGGTTCTTTATGATGACCGATTTGCTCAATGTGAAAAGGGTCGTATTCAAGTAAAAGGTCAAAACATCATGTTTGATTTGTTTACATAATATCTAATATGTGGTATAGTTGGGATGGAGCGCAAGTTTCATCCCAACATTTATGAGGAAATAATATGGCAAAAGAAAGAGAATCAGTAAAAGTATTGCAGGAATGTATTGAATTACAAATCCGCAAGTCTCAAGATTATCAAAATCCTAATTCAAACATTGTACAGGCAATGCATTATCGTCGTGGAGTCTCAACAATCCATGATATGATCCACCAGAAGTTGCTTCGTGCCCAGTCACTACTTGAACCGATTGAAAATGGCGAACTTCGTAATCCTAATTTTGAGTCACTCGAAGATACATACAAGGACCTAATCAATTACGCATCTTTTGCTGTATCATATATCCGTGGCCAGATGGAAGGCCAAGATCCTGATCGTGACATGCTAAATCGCAAATCACAAATTACAAATCACTCTGTTGTAAGATAGGAATAAGTCATGCTAAGAATCGATTTAATTCGTGAGCATTTCAAAAATGCTCTTGCAAATGAGCAGTTTGTTATTGACAAGACTGGTGTAAAGATGCTTGAACTTGTTGGTGAAAGCTTCATCGCTGATGAACCAGCGATCTTTGGAACGGTCAATCATGAATACGTTCAGCATGAGCTCGATTGGTATCTAAGCACATCGCTTAATGTGAACGACATCCCAGGAGGTCCTCCAAAGATCTGGCAGCAGGTAGCTACCGAAGATGGTTACATCAACAGTAACTATGGTTGGTGTATCTTTCATCCAGAAAATGGATTTCAGTACGACAGAGTCAAGGAAGAACTAATCAGGAATCCATACTCTCGGAGAGCTATTATGATCTATAATCGTCCATCGATGCATATGGATTATAATGCTAATGGAATGTCGGATTTTATGTGCACCAATGCAGTTCAGTATCTTTATCGTGATGGTACACTAAATGCTGTGGTTCAGATGCGATCAAATGATATTTGGGCCGGCTATCGTAATGATTACGCATGGCAAAAGTTTGTACTTGATAAACTCTCAGCAGATTTAGAAACTGATCCAGGTACTATAACTTGGAATGCTGGAAGTCTACATTGTTATCAAAGAGATTTCTATCTCATTGATCATTTTACTAAAACTGGCGAAATGTCTATTTCTAAAAAGGCATATAGAGAAAAATATCCTACTAGCGAATGGTGCTAAGCATAGTCATTGCCAACATTGTGGCAAAAGAGTTAGTTTATCTGTAATGAAAAAATATCATGGAATTGGACGGAAAAACTGCATATGAACAACTGGACAGGACGATATTTAGACTTAGCCAAGAACATTGCTTCTTGGTCTAAGGATCCATCAAAGAAAATTGGTGCGGTTGCTATTGGATCTAAAGGACAAGTCCTTTCACAGGGTTATAATGGATTTCCACGAGGAATCAAAGATCATGGCGACAGACTTACTAATCGTGAAGAAAAGTATAAGTTTGTTGTCCATGGCGAAATGAATTGCATCTATAACGCATGTCACAATGGTGTTAGTTTAGAAGGTGCCACTCTTTATGTTTATGGACTACCCGTTTGTTCTGAATGCGCTAAGGGTGTTATTCAGGTTGGAATTAAAAAAGTAATCATGCAGTATGAAGATTCTGTTCCTATATGGGAAGAATCTTATAAGATTACTCAACAAATGTTTACAGAAGCAGGGATCATTGGTCTTCGTTTTGATGGTAATGGTAAAAGTATTCGTTGACATTTTAGTGTATTTGTGTTATAATCAAAGCATAAATACACACACTAGTTAAGCATCTAGTTTAAAAGCTTCCGGCCTACCCCGATAATCGGACCAAATTTGCCGGTCAACAACTGATATAGGAAAATCAAATATGTCTAAAATTCGCGTTGCCATCATTGGCGTTGGTAGTTGTGCTAAGTCTCTTGTAGAGGGAGTACAATATTACAATGAAAATCCTGACGATAAGGTCGGGCTAATGTATCCAGATATTGGTGGCTATACCACCCATGATATCGAATTTGTTCTTGGATTCGATGTCGATCGCCGTAAGGTAAACAAGCCTTTGACTGAAGCTCTTCGTGCCAAGCCAAATTGTGCTATGGATCACGTTGCTGAAATTCTTGAGTCTGGAAATAACTCGCCAGGCTGTGTAGAAAAGGGTGCAATGGTTTACTCTGGTCCTGAACTGGATGGTGTTGCTCCTCATATGCTAGATTATCCTGAAGATGTTTCATTCCGAACTGGCGCTGACACAGCTAAGTCATATCCTGAAATCGTGGAGCTTATCAAGAAGAACCGCGTTGATGTGATCATTAACTATCTTCCAGTTGGTTCCGAAAAAGCAACCAAGTATTATCTGGATGCAGCACTTGAAGCCGGTGTTCATTTCGTGAACTGCATTCCTACCATCATTGGTACTAAGGACACTATGACATATGAGCAAAAGTTCATTGACAAGGGTCTAACCATTGTTGGTTCAGATATGCGTTCAGCTTGGGGTGCAAGTCGTATGTCGGAAGTTCTTCAGGGTGCAATGCTTGACTCAGGTCTTCTTGTTACTCAACATATTCAGACTAATATGGCAGCTGGATCTACTCAGGGCCAGGAACATATTCGTACAGGCCGTACAGCAAACTGCGACTTTCTAAACATGGCTAAGACTGAACGTTTACACAATAAGCATATCTCTAAGGAGAACGTGCTTAAGGGACAGAATATTGTTCGTGACGAATCTGTTGCTGGTATGACTCTATTTGCTGGACCATCACTCACAGTTCAACAAAAGCCAGGTGGCACTTACATCGGCACTGATAACAAGGTTGCAAACTTTGATATTGTTGCATATGGCTTTGCCGGTGCTCGTTATGAAATGACTGCTCGTCTATCTGTTCAGGACTCTCCAAACTCGGGTGGTGTTGTTATCTCGGCTATTCGATTCTGTAAAGTGGCTTCAGAAATGGGTATTGTTGGATTCCTTCGTGGTCCTTCGGCTTGGACTCAAAAGACTCCACCACTTCAGCTTCGCACTGAAGATGCTAAGTATGAATGCGATAGTCTTGCTCGTCGTAACTTGACTGATCTTACACGTTCACAATTAAAGAGTAATAATCCAAAGGCTAAGGATCTTCCTTACACCTTCCAAACAACACAGACGGACTACGAATAATGCCCAATTCGTTTGATATTGATGGTGTGATCTATATGGGTGAATACGGAGGGGTCTATCCAGGTCCCTCCGACATTATCATCACCGGTCGTTCTTTTGAAGAAGAAATTGCTACTCAGCAGATGCTTGCAAAAAAAGGCATAACTAATCCTGTATTCTTTAATAAGCTTCCATTTGATAAGAAGACTCGTAAGTCAAGCGGTGAACATAAGGCGCAAGTTCTGAACTCTATTAAGGAACAGGGTGGAATTATAGAGCTTCATTTTGAAGATGATCCAATCCAGGCAAGAGTTATTAAGAAGTTAGCTCCGCATGTTCAAGTTGTTCTATTAAAGCATGATCTTGTTGAAAAGGAAAATGTCTGGCATGAACCAGAAAGCGAAGTATAATTACGATTGGCGCAAGTTTGACAAAGGACTAATGAGAGATTTCAATTGGTTTCTTTATAAAGTCAATCAGCGAGCATGTATCAATCTCGGCTATATTAAAGATAAGTATGAAGCCGTCAATAGAGCTGGTGACGAGGACTGGGGGCTAGGCGAAAATGTCGAATACTTTCATCCTACAATCACGCTAGATGATCGTATGAGATATATTTGTCAAGTAATAGCTCGTTATCCAATGAGTCAATTCAATGTTCTTGGAAACTCAATCATCTCACACTTTTATGGAGCTCGAGGTGTTCATCAGACAGTAACCGGATCAGATAATCCTAACGACTGTTTTGTTGACTTTGATCGTGTTGCAGATAATGATCAGGATTATATCGTTCATCTTAGAGAAACGGTAGAGCGCGAGACTAAAATCAACAAGAAGCCAGTGTGGGGAACTACTGAGCTTCATACTCCGATTCAGGCTAGTGCACGAAACTACTGTCGAGAAAAGTATAATAATCCACAAAGACCATTCCATACTATCGATGTGATTGAATGGGTTGCTAATTTTCGCGACAATGGTGTCTATAGAGGGATGATCGAGTCAGATCATCTTCGTGATACTTTTAAGATCCTTACTAAACAGCGTGGTATCGGTGAATATTACGGTTTCCACTGTTCGACATCAACATCAGTTCTTCCTTTCATGAAGTATCATCATGACCAGAGATTTGTTGCACCAGGTCCTGGTGCAAGATATACCATAAATAAACTGTGGCCCGAAGCTCCAAGCAAACTTCATGATGAAGCCATTTACTTCTTAAGAGAAAATGCTGAAGATATTGGTCTTACAGATGGAGTTCATTTTCACGAAAAGGCATGGAATATTGACGGAATCTTCGAGCATCCCCAAGATAGTCTAAAGTATTACGGTACGGAAGTTCTGTCATGCCAGTTTGGTATCTATCTACAGATTAGAGACGACAAGAAAGCATGCGATCGCCGTAAGGTTTCTCGTATTGATGATAGTTTAGTCAGCAATACGTTGACAAATTTCTTTGATTGATATAGAGTTAATCTTTAAATAATGAGGTTATTATGACGGCAGTAGTGGCTTGTCCATTTATTCCAATTTCATTTAATATGTACAGCCACCGTGCTGCTCAGGGTGTGATCTATGCAGATCTACTCAAGCATATGGACGTGACCGACCTTGATGTGTATATGTCCAAGCCTTCGGTTCAGGGTGAAGGCGCCAAGGAAGCAAATAAGACTGAAGACTTCAATCGGTACGACTCCCTGTACATGTATCACGGCAATGATTGGAAGGTCGATAACAAGGACGTGAACCTATTCGGTGGAGTCAAGGACTTTCCTCATGGCTATAACACACGTAACATTAGCCGCTTTCGTGGCAAGGTCTATTCTCTAGTCATACCAATGCCGGACTATGCAACCATGCTAAAGAAGAAGGTTGATGGTCAGATTGCTCGTCATGGTCGGGATAAAGTTCTTAAAGAATTTCTTGAGATTGACTGGGAAAACTTTGATCGTATGTGTAAAAAAGATGTAGAAGTTATTGATCCATGGATATATAACTGGGAAGGTCACGTGGCTGGTGATAGTCACGCCATCTGCATGTACCGTCCTGGATATAATGTTAACTCTGTACCATTTAAGACACTTTATGGCGCATTGAAGATAGGGCTCGAATCATTTATTCGTCCTAATTCGAATGTTAAGCATGTCGAGTTTTATTTTGGCAATATCGACATTCGTCATCATATCATGCGTCAGCCGGATTGGCAGCAGTCAATTCGCGATCTCGTAGATGAATATATAAAGCAGATGGTTGCTCTTCCTTATGAGCAAAAAACTATCTACGAACTCCTACCTATCGAAAACGAACGTAGAACTATTCCACAGTCTGGCTGGTTTCAGGGAACTCCATTCTTTGGCACATGGGCTGAACGAAACGACGCTCGCAAGTACTTTAATCATTATGCCGAACTAAAGTGTATGGCAAATGATATTGAGTTTCGTCGTTGGATTACACCAGAATTCTATAATGAAGTGGGTGAAATGGACTTCAAGGTAATGGAACGCCCAAAGTCTGTTCATTTATCTAGATCATCGTATCCGTATTGGCAGGGCTGGGAGTACAATGGCATTAAAAAAGAACTAACAGTGGAAGATTTTTTCTCATGAAACACGCTACAATTATTCCGCTTATAGGAGGTGAGGTCCTCGCTTCAGATGAGGTTTGGCAAACTACACCTGAGTATATTCTAACATACTCTCCATTTGAGGCTAATGAGTCTCATCTTCGTAATTACTACAAGAATGTAAAGGATGTTGATGTTCCTTACATCCAGCTTGATAAGGGTGGAACTGCTCCATATACTGTAGATGTGATGTCATCAGTTTGTCCTTGTGCTGGACTTAGTCAGTATCACAGTAAGGCTGGTGAAGATAACCAGAACAACCAATGGTTGGAAAAGACTGCTCGATATGTTCTTGGTGAAGTAAAGCCTAAGGTCTTTTGGGGCGAGAATGCTCCTGCGTTAGTGGGTAAGATTGGCGAATTTATGTTGAAAAAGCTTCGCCAGATTGGCCTGGAAAATGGTTATGGCATGAGTCTATTCTTGACTAAGAACATTTTACACGGTGTTCCTCAGTTCCGTAAGCGCACGTTCTATTTCTTCTGGAGAAAAGATGTCTTTGGTGATAAGACTCCGGTATTCAATACATACTCTCGCGAGCATACACGTATCGAAGATTTGATCAGTGGTGTTACTAGCAACTTCCAACAGGAACCAATTAATAAGAAGACGCCATCAAAGGACGATCCATACTATCGTTATCTTCTAGAAGAAGTACATGGCGGGATTACACATCGTGAGTACTTTGGTCTTCTTGAAACAAAGAATGTTCGTGGCAATGACGTAGAGTCTTTGATTATCGAGTCAGGTCATGACTATAATCGAGTTGGAGAATGGATGAAGTCCAAAGGATACGAAAAAGAAATTCCTAAGTGCAATCGTAAGTTTAAGAAACTTGGTGATGGCGGAAACATCATGCGTCGTGGCACTATTGTTCCTAAGGATTATATCGGCGCATTTGTTGGTCACTATCCAACAGTTTTAACTCATCCATATGAGGATCGTTATATTACATATCGTGAAGCCATGACTATCATGGGTCTTCCTTCGGACTATGAGCTTCTTAATCCAGAGAAATCTGTCAATCATATCTGTCAGAACGTTCCATTCCAAACAGCTAAGGATATGGCAACTGAGATCAAGGCTGTGTTCGAAGGACAACGTAAAATGATTGATACTGATTTCTTGTTCCAGAATAATTATGATGGTCATTATGAAAATTGGAATCAGAAGCAAAACACATTGGAGAACTTTTTAGCATGAAAACTGAACAACAATCAGAAATTAAGTATAAATACAACGAAGGCAGGCTCCTTCAAGAGATCACCGATTACATTAACAATACATACGGTGAACACTATTCCCAAAACAAATATCAGGCAACTGAGTTTATTATCGATGGTGGCCATGGCATTGGTTTCACAATCGGAAATATTCTTAAATACGCTCAGCGTTATAGCCACAAGGGAACTCCCGAAGATTGGCGTAAAGATCTTCTTAAAGTTATTCATTACGCAATTATAACATTACACATTCATGACGCAGACCACAAGGAATAATTATGAGCATTGAAATTAAAGTACCTATTGAAGAATTAAGAAAAAGAAAACTATTTGTAGCAGTTCCTATGTATGGCGGAAGCTGTATGGGTATGTTTACCAGATCAATTGCAGATCTCTCTGCATTATGCACACATTATGGAATCCAAATTCGATTCTACTTTCTCTTTAATGAAAGTCTAATTACACGTGCTAGAAACTATTGTGCAGATGAATTTTTGAGGTCAGGTGATACTCATCTTATGTTCATTGATGCCGACATCGGTTTTAATGCACAGGATGTTATTGCTCTTCTAGCACTATCCGATCATGAAGATCCAAGCAATCCATA